AAGTGGTTCTACAGGATTTGTAACAGGTACTACAAGTGGTACAGTTGTTAGTTATATCGCATCTTGTTATACAGATATAGATGGTAGTGTAATTGCCACTATAAGATCAAGAGGATCTTATGATGGAACAGAAACTTTAACATATGATGTAACAGGTGCTACTGACACAATAATGACTAATACATCATTATTACCATCAAACTCATTAGCTTCATTTAATATTACAGGTACCACATTTAATGGGGTAAACTTTAATTATGAAGTTTCTATGGATAGAACTAAAAAGAATTTCTTACCTAGAGTATTCGGTCAATCTACACAAGATAAGGAAACTGAATTATGGGTAGAAGAAATCTATACTAATGTATTGGAAGATTTGATTAGTGCAGGTAAAGTTAGAGGTTTAGATACATCATTTGTAGAAATAGGTGGGACAATTACAAATAACCTTAATAATTATTTAGAGGGTTGGAAAACTGCATTATCTCCTTGGGTTCTTTCGGAAGTTAAAGGTATCGGTGTAGGGTCAACATTACAAAGGTTATTTAGATTTGTAACAATATCTGACGGTAATGCCGCAAATCAAGATATTAAGTTCTCTATTATAAACATCCAACCTGATAATAAAACATTTGATTTGTTAATTAGAAGTTTTAACGATACAGACGCTAACCCTAATGTAGTGGAGAAATATTCTTCATTATCTATGGATAGTAATTCTATAGGGTTTATAGGAAGAAAAATCGGAACACTTGATGGGGATTTTCCATTAAGAAGTAAATATATTATGGTTGAATTATGGGACGGAAACGATCCTGATTTAGGTAACCATTTCCCATCAGGATTTGAGGGTGTGTTAAATAGAACATATGTTGGTTCTAATAGAACTGCGTTACCACCAAAAATAGAATATAAAACTAACTATACAGATTTCAATACATCTAAATTAAGAAAAACTTATTTAGGTTTAAACAGTGATATTGGAGTGGACCAAGATTTCTTTGATTATAAGGGGTTAAATGCAGTTAATGATGGAATATATACAGGTAGAACGGCTGGTTTCCATTTAGATGTGAACGCAACTGATTCTTTAATAGATTTAGGTAGTGAAAGTTATGTACCCACTCTACAAGTTGGTATATCAGCATTCACAACTGACCTATCATTAGTAGGTGGACCTTATGAAAAGATAGCGTCTAGAAAATTCACTTTTGCACCTTACGGTGGATGGGACGGATGGGACGAATATAGAACTAAAAGAACTAATGGTGATAATTACGTTAAAAACGGAACTAAAGGAATTTTAGGTTTAAGTAAAGGAATATTTAATACATTTGTTACTAGTGAAGGTGATGACGGAATAACTTCTGATTATTACGCATATTTAAATGGTATATATACTTTTAATAATCCAGAAGCGGTAAATATAAATGTATTTGCAACACCTGGTATCGATTTAAGAGATAATACAAGTTTAATTGAAAATGCAGTTGATATGGTTGAGACTGATAGAGCGGATTCACTATATATTATTACAACACCTGACGTAGATGTGGATGGGGTTGTATTATCAGCAGAAGAGGCAGTTGATGTCGTAGAAGATTCAGGAATAGATTCTAATTATTCTGCCACATATTGGCCTTGGTTACAAATGAATGATACGGAAAACAACAGATACGTATGGTTACCACCAACTGTAGAAGTTGTAAGAAACATCGCATTGACTGATAATGTTGCATTCCCTTGGTTCGCAGCAGCAGGTTTAAATAGAGGTACAACTACCGCAATTAAAGCTAGAGTTAAACTTAAATTAGACGAAAGAGATAATTTATATGAAGGTAGAATTAATCCTATGGCGACATTCTCTGATGTAGGGGTTGTTATCTTTGGTAATAAAACATTACAAGTTAGAGAAAGTGCTCTTAACAGAATTAACGTTAGAAGATTGTTACTACAAGCTAGAAAACTTATATCCGCAGTATCTATCAGATTGTTGTTTGAACAAAATGATGATGTTGTAAGAAATCAGTTCTTAAGTTTAGTTAATCCAATATTAGATAATATCAGAAAAGAAAGAGGGTTAACTGATTTTAGAGTAACATTAGATGATACACCAGAATCTATTGACAGAAACGAATTAAACGGAAGAATATTTATCAAACCAACTAGATCATTAGAATTTATTTCGATAGAATTTAATATCACTAACACAGGTGCTAGTTTTGATAACATTTAATAATAAATATGGGGTGTAATAACCCCTTTTAACAATTTTAAAAACAAAAAAGATGAAAATTAGAAAAAACGGTAAAACGATAACTTTGTCTGAATCAGATATGAAGAGAATCGTAAACAAACTTTTGAAGGAAGAATCAGATCCAAAAGATGATTTAGTGAAATGTTGTGAGGATGCAGGTATTAAAGCACCTATGTCTTGTACAACAGGAGATTATACTAAATGTGTTAAGGAAATTGGGGGAATAATACTTAAGGATCCTATGGGTGAAGGTATGAAAGCTATTGTAGCACTAAATTGTCTTAAAGACAAACAAAATTCAGGAGTACAATCCTAATAAAAATAAAAAATATTTTACAAAATGGCAAAAAGAATAGTTAGATTAACTGAGACTGATTTGAGAAGAATAGTCAAAAGAGTTATTAAAGAGGATATGGGAGGAATGGATGATGTTCACCCAACATACGGTAATTTAAATTTATCGAAATATTCTAATGATGATCTTAATGATTTAGAAGGTGGTGAATTATCTAAAAGTGAAGTTGTTGATTTAATTTCAGACTTCTTTAAAGAAGAAATTTTACCCGAATTAACACCAGAGGAATCTAGAATGTTAGAAAGAAAGGTAAATGAACCAAATTCTGGTCGTATGTCTGAAAGAAGAATTAGAGAAAATGAAGATATGCCAAGAGGAATGGGTGGTAGAAATGCTGCATTCGGTGAGAAGGCAATGATGGGTGGTGGAGCTGGTTTAGCTTTATCGGGAGCAATCACTGCACTTGGAAATATAACTGGTTGGTCAGAATTTGAGTTGACTACAAAAATTCATGATTTCGTAGAAATGGCTGGAGCAGGAAATTATGGTGGACCAATATCGATAGCTATGGTTGCTGCAGGATTAGCATTGGCGTTCAAAGGGAGAGCTAGACAATACGGAAGAACAGGAAGATAATTAATATAATATATAACCCCCTTATTATAGGGGGTTTTTATTTTTTCTACCTTCTAAGTAAGATTCTAATATTATAATGATTTCATCTATTTCATTTTTTTCTTCATCACTAACCATTTTCCATTTTTTCTTTTCATAAAGATATTTACAGAAAATGAAATAATGTGAAACAATAACTAATGATAATGTAAAAACAGTTATTTTTGACATTAAAAAAAATGGTATCAAAATAAAAAGTAGTGTAATTACAAAATTAAAATTTTTTGTATTAGAGAAGGATAGAAATTTATAATTAATAATAACCCTTTTCAATTTAGATGTTGACGAATCTTTATATTGTTCAGCTTCTTTTTTAATTTTACACATATCAGTTATTTTAAACAAATATATAATTATTTTTTGAATATACAAAATTTATGTGTATTTATTTTTCATTAATAAAAACCCATCTTAGATTGGGTTTTTTAATTAACCACAATATTTATTAGTATGAGTAAATTATTTTCAGAAAAGGAAATTAAAAAATTAAAAAATTTCATTAATAAAAAACCATTAAATGAACAAAAGTGGTTAGATGATATAATTACTGCTGCCAAAAATTTAGATAATTCTAAAAATATATTTAAAAATATTCCAGATATAAAAATAAATTTAAAAACGGCAGGTAAGAGTTATAGTGATTTTATAAATTTAGGTGAAAAAATATTTAAAAAATTAGAAACCGAATCATTAATTTATAAATCAGAATTTACATCATTTAGAAAATATTGGGATGATACGATTAGTAATTTAGCTCTAACCAATAAAAAAACTAAAGATATTCCTGATAACGAAATAATTAAATTTATTAAAGGTGGTGATTTATCTGGTGATAATTTAAAAAAAATAGAAAATGATGAATTAGAATACCTAATAGGTTTACAAGTTTTAAATAGACAATTAACTTCGAAAATTGATGAAATGGAATCCAACGCCAATAAAATATTTTCGGAAAAACTTACTGAGTATATTAAAATAAATGGTGAAGAATCGTTCAAACAATTAAAAAGTGATTTAGGGTCAGGTAAAAAAACATCTGATGAGGTTTGGGAAATATTAAAAAACCCAAAAAAAAATGTATCTGATGTGTCTAAAGAGACACCTAAAGGAACACCACAACAAGTATCAGGATTAAAATTGTCTGATATTCCAAAACAAGAATATGAAATAATAGACGCAGCGTTTAAAAAATATGGTTTTAAGGATGACTGGGGGTATGATACAAATACTGGTGAACCTATTTATGTTACATTACAGATAAATGGTGAAAACGTAAAATTTTCTTTAAATAGTAAAGGTCCAGAACAGTTTGATAATAAAAAAATTGATGATGATAAATTATATGACTTATATCAAGATGAATATGATAAAACTTTTGAAAATGTTGAATGGAATAAAAAACCATATATAAGAGACTGGGTTAAAAATGAAAAAATAATAAAAGATCCTATATTAAAAGAAAAGTATGTTTATAGATTCGATGTTTCTTTAGGGGTTCAATTGACTACAGATCAAATAAATGGTTGGTGGGGTAATTGGGTCATAGTTAACCCAAAAGAAATAGAAAAATATAGGAAACCTAAAGGTTTAGAAGATTTAAAAAATAGTATATTTCATACAATTTATCATGAATTAACACACGTCATACAACCTAAAAAGGGTTGGGAGAGATATAAATCAGGAGGATTTAAGGATGGTAAAGAGGCTTTGGAATATTTAAAAGGTACAAAAGAAAAGAATCCCTACAAAACAGAAGAAGTCGATAGATTAGATTTTTGGCAATGGCAAAGAGAGGATAATGATGCTGCAGAAAAGGCAGTAAAACAATTTGGGTTGGAAAAAAATATAGATACTACTAAGGATTACAGTTGGTTGACTGAATTTGAAGAATGGTCTTTTGAAAATAAAATTATACCTGAAAAATATATAAGTAAGGACTTAAAACAAATTTACACTCCTAAGTTTAAAATAAATTTATTTACTGATGATGTTAAAGTTAGATCTTTAAAACTAACAATTAATAATTGGTCAGGATATGGTGAAAGGTTTGCAAAGATCGAAACCGATACAGAAAATTTAAATGACACCCAACTTTTAAAATATATTGAGGATAATGTAACTACTCCCGAAATTGAGGAAATTGTGAAAGCATCTGCTAGTGAATTAAGCTACTGGAGTAATCCTAAAGAAATTGAAGCGGAATTCACTGCAAATATTAAAAGTTTATTAGAGTTAGGTACTTTAGAAAAAAATAAAGGTTTTGCAACTTTTTTAGTTGATTATCTAAGGGGTACAAATAAATCTCAGAAGTTAGTAGATATCGATTTACAAAGATATAAAACTCTGTTGGATTCAGAAAAACCAAATATTAATAACCTAACAGGAGTAGAAAAAATAAAAGATTATTTTAAAACATTTATAGATAAATTTTTAAATAAAAATGTTACGGATCCAGTTAAATTAGGGGAGGAATTAAAAGGTGTTGATGGTTGGGTTAATAACATACCAAAAGAATTTTTTGACATATTGGGTAAATTAGAACGTAGATGGAAAAAAATATATCCTGAACAAGCAAAAAAACTTGAAAAGGATTTATATAGACAAGCGTATGAGTTGATTGAAACTGGATTTCCAGCGTTATTACCATTTATTGCTAGTGGTTTGGTTGATGATGATGACGAAACCACCAAAAATGAATCTATTATATATAAAAAAAGTTATTTAACTGAATCAATCAAAAAAACATATTCATTCGATTGGGATGATAATATTTTAAAAATGCCAACAAGAATTCATTTAGAATATAAAGTTGGTGGGTTACATTGGGTACCTGTTTCAGTGTCTACCGAACAATTTAGATCTATTAGACATAAATTAGGTGATGAGTTTAGATATATTAATAATGACATATTAGAAGCGTTTAAAGATTTTAGAGAGTATGATTCTTTTATTAGAGATGTTAAATATGCAATAGATAGTAGAAGTTACGGACCTAGTTTTAATGATTTTAAAGAGGCTTTAATTAATGGAGATGACTTCTCTATCATTACTGCTAGATCAAATTCACCACAGTCACTAATAGATGGTATTAAAGTATTAATAGATAAAAACTTTTCTTATAGTGAAAAAGAAAAAATGATGAGTAACCTTAAAAACACATCAATAAATGATTATCTTAAATTACAAGATTACCATCCAGTATCTTCAAAAGAATTTTTAAATTCTTTTGGTTTAGATATAACAAGTACAAATCCCGAAAAAGGAAAAGAAATTGCGTTTAGGAATTTTGTGGAAAGAGTTATAGAACAAATAGAAGAAATAAAGGATAACCCTGATTTTGAGGGTATTAGTGTTGGTTATAGTGATGACGATTTAAGTAATATAGAGATTATTGAAAATTTAATAAGGAAAGAATTGAGTGTGAAATATCCAGAAATACATTTTAATGTGTATGATACATCTGACCCGAATAACCCTAAAAAGAAAAGAATTATTATTGAAAAATAAATTTTTCTAAAAATTCAATATTTATATAATAAATAATACAACTAATAAAAAAAAATTAAAAAAAAATTAAGATGGCTGATTTATTAATGAGAATGCCTGTTCCTTACGAACCGCTAAGAAAGAATAGGTTTATTTTGAGATTTCCAGATGAATTGGGAATTCAAGAATGGTGGGTATCTACAACTAGCCGACCAAAATATACGAGTCAAGAGGTGGAGATACCTTTTTTAAATACTTCTACATATGTAATTGGTAGATTTAACTGGGAATCAATCTCTGTAACTTTTAGAGACCCTATTGGTCCTTCTGCGACTCAGGCGTTAA